CAAGTCCTGCTGTTCAAGACCTGCTTTCGATCCTTTCGGATAGATGCCGTGAACGCTGTCAGAACCCCATCCGACCAGATAAACAGAGGTCAGGTTGGTCGTGCCGCCTGCGTCTATGATCTGGGTGTAGCAATTCAGGGTCGTTGCCAGAGAATAATACCTCGGCGCGATGCCTACGAACCTGTCGGGATACACGGTCGTATCGCCATAGAAAAGAGCTTCGGCGATCTGCTGGCCCATACCCTCTATATGCCCCTTATCTTCCTGAAACCTGAACGCGTTGACATCGCGCGCCATACGGGCAATAGACTTATCAACATCGGAATACGCTTCGAGCATACCGCAGTTTTCGATCAACTGTTTAGTCGTCGATTTAGTGCGGACAACGCCCTGATTTAACGATCTCCATGTAGCGGTCGGCAGAGCTGACCTTACAGTCGTTTTCATACCCGTTTCAGTGTTGCCCTCGATAAACGGAATGTCGTCGAGTATTTCGTTTTTCTGCGAAAGAACTTCTGCGATGATTGCCGCTGACCCATCCGGGTCAAGCCTACGAGCAACATCAAGCAGTGATAAATTAGTAGCGGACAATGCGCCCATTTTTATTTACTCCTTATGTTTGTTTGGTTTTTGGATATAACGTATCCAGCGGATTAGTTTCTCCTGCCCCCGCTGGCTTACCCTCTACGAGTTTCCCCTCGCTGATAGACTTGCCTATTGATATGAAATGACGGATTACATCAATATCATTGGCAAGCCCTGACTTATTGAGTTTTTCAATAAGCCCAGGCGATGCTAACCGATCACGAGTTTTAGCGGCAAATGCCAACTCCTGCTTATAATTTGCGCCTAACTCTTTGATTGTTTCTTTTCTTAAGCCCTCGACAAAGTTATCAAAATTCGCTTTGTCTGCGGCTTCTTTCCCTGCGTTGATCTTGGCTATCTGCGCCGCCGCCATCTCACCAAGTTCAGTTGCCGCCGCCTGGGAGATACTATGTTTCTTCATAATGACCGATGCTTTCTCTGCATATTCAGGATCTATGGTCATACCCTCTGGCGCAACAAACTCGTATTTTTCAGGGACTACATTCTTCTTTGCATCTTCTTGAGCCTTGATAAGCCCCGCTTTCTTTGTCTTATCCTCTGCGGATAAATCCTCATCTTTAGCCTCAAGAAGCCGTTTGGTTTCTGCGTCTTGTGCTGCTTTTTCCTCGGCATTAGCCTCATCAAGTAAAGAAGCGGCTTCTTTCTCCACGACTTCCTTGCTGTCAACTTTAGCTTCGGATGTAACGGGTGCGGATGGAGTCTTTACTTCAGGCGTTGGTATGACTGGAGTTTCGACTTTAGCTTCGACTTTCGCTTCAACTGCCATCTTGTTTCTCCTTTATTTTGGCACTGTTCTTTTTGGACATCGCCTCACTCATCATCTGATTGACGGTGCCTGGTTTAGCCAGTTCGACATCAGAGAGTAAAGCTATTCCAATAAAGCGTTGCCCCTCATTGTGAGCCATTTGTAACGTGTTTAATGAAAAGGATTGTGTGTATACTCCGCATTTCTCAAGCAAATACCATACATACCTGCGGCCCTCGGCAAGAGATAAGATTTTCCTCATATCCGACAGGCGCACTTTGTTATCTCGCTCGACCTGGGCGGCTTCTTCGTCTTGTTTCTGGACTTCTTTGGGGTCTAGGCCGAATGTATCTGATTTCATTTATTCCCCTGTATTTCTTCCATCTTGCTCGTAATCTTATCTAACGCGCTTCCCTGGCCTACGGGAGTTTGACCCATATTCTTGACAGCCCCAGAGGCTTTGCTTGCCATCTCTGCCATCATTGCCTGCTGTTGGGCTTGCGCGGCCTGTGCCTGCGCCTGCGCCCTTGCCTTACGTTTAACAGCCATCTTTTCAGGCGATGCTACGATCTTGGCCGGCACTCCTAACATATCCGCTTTTTCCGTGTTCTTTGCGTCCACATCAAGCACGTCTAATGCGCTTGCGTCAAGCTTCGCGTCTGTGTATACTCCATCAACCCACTGGTCAATCGCGCTAATCCCTATCATCTTCTGCGCCTGGGCTAATACGCCGATATACTGTATTTTGATTTCCATGCCCTGTATTTCTTTCGGCGGTAATGGTAATGCGTCCATCCTGTTCATAATTGCGTATGACCTGGATATAAGTTTATTGCCTACTTCATTGGTGATACGCAGGATTAAAGGCGAGGCTAGGTTAAGCTGTTCCGCTTTCTTCTCCGCTATCTCGGTTGCGCTGACACCTGTGCGGTCAATGTCTAAAATGCCCTTAAACAGATCGCGGTAATAAGCATCGCTTAACGCTTTCTTGATTTCCTGAATATCCATGCTGACAGAGTTAAGGTCGAGTGCTACTTGATACGCTGTCTTAATACCTACATTGGGAAGCAAAGACGATGACCGGGTTAATCCACCGGGCAGAGTGTTGACATTCTGAACTGATGCGTCGGCTTGCATGGGAGGATTGACGCTTTTAGCAATCCCAAGAAGTTTATCCCTCTGCTCTTTCTGCAACATTTTGACATCGCCCAGGGTATCCCATCCGGCTGACTTGCCATATATATCTGCTGTGGTAGTCAACGCCCATCTTGGGGCGAGTATGGGGAATTCCTCGTATCCCTCCATCCGCAAATATTTATCAGGTCGTGAGCCGTCCTCGAAATATATCGAGCGATAGGGCATATTCTCCCAATCTTTATACTCGGCAATCCGCTTGTCGTTTTCTTCAATCAAATGGACATTCTTAATCCATTTTTCTGTATCATGGGATTTGAACGCACGCTTTACATCATCTGAACATGACTCAAGCCCGAACTCGCCTACCATCTGCGCCACGGTCATATAGTATTCGCGGGCGAAAGTATTAACTCGGCAATCCGAGCCTGTGCCTAACATATACTCACCAACCGTGTATGACCTGCCCCGGATAATATCTTGGAAATCTTCCATTAGGAACATCGCGCCCGTGCCGAATGTGGCGAGTTCTTCATAGAGCATATAAAGACATTCGTATATATTTGACCGGGAGAAAGCCGCCCTCATCCTGTTCTGGCAGTCATCGAGGTATAACTTAACAGGCTCATACTTTGATAAATCCTGATCCTCTAGCCCCAACTTAAACCAGGGGCGAGCCGGAGAAGTAAGCCCTGACATCATGCCTGCCGCAAAGTCGCGGATACACCGCCTTGCGAAACTGTCAATCAAAGTGTTATGGTCAATCTTTGAGCCGTTATTCGGGATAGAATTGAATATCCCACGGGTAGGATTTTGCCATATAGACAAATCTTTCCATGCCGGAACATACTTGTTGTATTCGACTTTGAGATTATTAACCCGTTTCTGGAATGGAGCTTTATCAACCGTGATGATTTTGTCCTTGTTGACTTGCTCTTGAGTTATTGGCATGACTTATTCTCCGATTTTCTGCTTTGTGCCTTGAGCTGTTGGCGTGGATAAGTTTGCGCCCGTTCCCGTAACTCCTGCCGCTGCGCCCGCGTTTCTGATCGTGCTTTGCATACCTGCATATTTAAGCGCGTTGATTTTATTCCTCTTGCTCTCTGCCGAGGCTGTTACTTCATCAGGAGATGCCGCAGGACTAGGCGTTGGTGTTGGGTCGGGAACTTTAGCCACATCAGGGGTTTTTGTTGAGCCAAAGCACATTTTAAGCACTCCTTTGGTTATGCAAATATGTCGAATGGTTTATTGCTACCGTTATTGGCAAACTCTAAACTGCCTCCCTGTGATACGAACTCTTGGGTTTGCCCGTTATACATACCCAGGCTGTTTTTAGGCGCAACAGGATAAGCAAATGTCAAAGCTAATCCATCAGCCCTGTTGGGAGATTCAACTCCCCGTTTCTTCATATCCTCTTTAGATTCCAACACGATCTTGCCAGAGTTAGCCCCGGTTGATTTCACATAGTATTCAGGCCCGGTAAGTTGAGCGCATAGGATAGGGTCATCGGGTATAGTGCCGCCGTCTTTGAGCCATTGCTTCATAAGATTCCACATTTCAGCGCGTTTGTTCAAGAAGCCGGGATCATTAGAAGCACCTCCGAAAGGAACGAGTATCCAATTTCTTTTTAACTGTTTGCCTGCGCTCACAATCCCTGTGCCATACCCAAGATCCACAAATACCGCGTCTGCTTTTTCTGTATCCTCAAAATTGGCTATATATCCTGCCATCTGGAAATCATCATCATTCTTTTGATACTTA